TACGGAAACAGTCCCTTTTATTTTTGACATGTTGATTGCCTTTCTTTGTCCTCAGCATAGCAAAAGAAAGACCCCAAGCGAACCTACACGCTTGGGGTCTTTCAGCTTTTAGCTAGTGATTAGCTTGCGCCACCACGGAACTTCACGACATGTGAAGTGTGGGTTAGGTTTCCGTCTACGCGCATGGTGACACGGAATGTTGTAACATCCTTGTCGAACGCAAAGTCACCAGACTGTGCAATCTGGATTCCACCTGCGGTGCGAATCTTGTAGCTAGGCATGTGTCCAAAGCCCAATGAGAAGGCAGCAGTACCAACTGCTGTTACCGCTGGGTTCTCGTAGACTGGGTAGCCAAGCAAGTTAGCAGGCTGACCCTGGGTTCCACCCTCGGTCCAAATGAAGCGACCATCGCCATCCTTGATCTTGCGAAGTGCTGACAGTCCAGACTTTGCAGTAATGAATCCAACACCAGGTAGCAGGCGAGCCTGACCATCTAGTGCATAAACAAGATCCAAAACATTCTCGTATGTTGGCGCACCAGAAACTCCAGTTCCACCAGTGACCGCAGATGAAGCAGCATTCATAACACCAGTAGGCTGAACAGTTCCAGTTCCGTTGGTTAGATCAGTGTTTACTGCGAAGCCAACTGAGTTTCCAGCCTGCTCTGCGATAAGTGCTGATAGGTCAAACCCTGCATCGTTTAGTAGTTCGTTAGCCACTGGGATTAAGAAGCTGTACTTGAAAGCTCCCAATGTAATTGAACTGAATACTGGGTCAGAGTCAGAAATCTGAACACCCTGTCCCTTGATGGTCGCGGTTGAGCGAGCAGTAAGGGTTGGGATGGTTAGGTTCTCACCTGTGGTTGTGTTAATGATTTCGCCAAGTTCAAGCATTGGACCAGCGAGTCTTGCAACCTGGAATACCTGGTCGTAGAAGCTCTTTGGAACAGTGTTGTCGGAAGAAGTAAGAGTACGCTTCTCAGACTTGAACTCGTGTCCGCCACGGATTTCTCCCATAGCGATTGAGCGAAGGATGTCAGATTCAGACTGACGGCTTTCCTCTGGAGTTGTGTTTAGTGTTGCAGCAGCCTCGTTAGCGCGGTTCTCGCGCTCGGTTAGCTTGCGTGCAGTGTCAATAGCTGCATCGCGCTGGTCAATGTCAGCCTCAATACGAGCAATCTTCTCGTTTTCCTCAGATGTTAGTCCACGGCTCTCGGCAGAAGCTAGGTCTAGGACCTCGCGTGCCTGAGCAATCAAGTTGTTGCGAACTTCTACCTGAGACTTTACAAATTCAGACATGTAGTCTCCTTGAATAGTTATTAGTAGGGGATTCCTGCGGTGCTAACACTCAACAGATACAGCGGTGCTAACACTCAACTGATAACTACAAGTCTATTAGTTGAAAAAAACACGTTAAAAGAAAAGGCCCCCACCAAGGAAGGGAATACTTGGTGGGGGCAGGAAACCAGTTTACCTGATTTCTTTAGGTTCGACAACCCTGACTTCTTTAGCAGGTGTCGAAGACTTTTGTTCTAGGCCAAGCACGGCCTCAGCAAACTGGTCTGCCATCTCAGCAATAACGCCCACTGATGGATTGCCAGCCGCGTTTAGGATAGCGTCTTTGATTTCTTGTTTGGTAGCCATTTAGATCCTTTTCAGTAGTAGGTCAAGTTGTTTCTTTTTTAGGTCTAGCAATGCAAGACCATTATTGTCAGCCCCGACTTCAGTTTCAGGCTGCTGTCTTAGCTTGCCAACGACATCTGTAATCAGGGCAGCTGACTTTTCATCCAAGTCTTCACCTGACTCTAGCTTTAGAAGTGCGTTAGCAAGTTCATCTGCGTCAATGGTTGGCTGAATGGAACGGACCTGAGCAGTCGTGGCGGCATATGCGGGGTAGGTGACAATGCTGACTTCCGAGAGTCTGACCGATTCCAAAGTCCTAACCGAACCACCTTCAGACCAAGAGTCTTTGATGACATTGAAACCAAAAGACATACTGTCAATTATTTTGGAACGCAAAAGCTCTGCAACATCTTTCCCGCGTGTGGTTTTTGGTAGTCGAGCTTTTACCTTGAGTCCGTAGCGGTCCTCGGTCAGCTCAAGGCTACCGTTGCGTAAAGAGGCAAGTGGCTCACTGGTGTCGTGATTCCAAAGAAGTTTGATTTCGTTTCTTGACTGTAGCGAGCGCTTGAAAGCACCAGGAGCTACAAACTCACGGAAGCCACCTAGGTCTTCAGATGAACTGTTGAACACAGAAGCGTAGCCTGTAAAGGTCATGCCATCGCCCTCTGACCGAACCTCAAACTTTGTACTGTTAGTGCGGATTTCTGGTTCTTTGGTGTTTGGCTCCCCGTCAATCTTTTTCTGGATTGCGCGAGCTACATCCGCCCAGCGGTTTAGCTTCTCAGTGGTGTCAGTCATAGTTCTTTCCTCTGCTCTAATTCTAGCAACAACTCCCTCAGCGTATTCCATTGCACGCTCAGCAGCTCTCTTAGTTGGTCCTGATCCCCACAACAAGTGTGCAACCAATCCTGCACCAGGGTACTCTGGATCACGCCTGTTGGAGTTCTTAGGTGCGTCAAGGTCTGGCATGTGTCGCGCTATCCACGGTCCAAGTCTGGTCCACTTGTCATCGGACACCTGACCTTCTGCCATCAGTCTTGCTTCGCGGATTGTCTTCTGTGTAAGACCAGCTCCGCCTTCCCCTGCTTCATAAAGTTCTAGGCCACGGCGTGCGGCAGCTCTCATGTAAGCGGGTGCGCTTTGGTTAATAGCCCGTGCCTCGGGCATTGAGCGAGTGGACTTAGGGTGGTCGGTCGGTAGTAGGTCGTAATCGGTAATGTACTTAGGATTCTCTGGTCTGCCCCTGCGTAGCAAGTAAAGGTAAGCATTGACCCTAGCCATCGCCCACTGGTTGCGAGTCATGCCTGGTCGGTGTGATGTAGAGAACGCGCCTGCACCTCTGCGGAACACTGCGGCTAACTGACCGTAGGTAGTGCGAGTCCAGCTAGGTCGGTCATCCTCAGCCATTGCTTCGTTGTGGTCTTTGACCTTGTTGCGAAGTCCAGTTTCGGTTTGCTCATCAAGTGTTATGTCTCCACCAGCACCTTTGGCACTTCCAGGCTTGTTCTTGTCGCTACCCTCGATTTGGTCTTCTTTGGGAGCTGGTGCGCGGTTCTCCATGTCTTCTGGTTGCCATGCGTTGCAGTAGTAGCCGCCGTCTACATAGTCATCCCACTTCTCACACCAAGCTTTAGTACCTTCTTCGTTTTGTCTTTCTTCGTTGAAGAAGTAGCAGTTGCCGCAGGCACGGCCTTCTGGGACATCCTCGGCTAAGGCAGGTCTGTAGTTGTCAGGTAGTTCTCTTTGCTCTGACCGAAGCTCGTCAATTTTTGTAAGAGTTGTAAACCTGTGTACAACGATGACTGGTGTTTCTCTCCAGCCTTCTTCAGTCTGTTCATAGATACGGATTAGCGCAGCAGGATCGTCTGGCGTTCCAGTAACCGTAAAGTCGCTCTCAGGCGCAGTCAAGTCACCGTCTGTCTTTATGCGGGTGATGCGGCCTCTGGCCCGACCACTTGAAGAACGCCAGGAAACAAAGTCACCGACTTCTAGCTCATCTGGCTTAGCTCGATACTTCATTTTCTTCTTGTGAATCTTTCTTTCTCCGCCTGGCTCAATGTCCTCAGCAAGGCTCAAAGCAACCATCTGATCTATAGCGTCTTCTTTAGTCATGTGGCAACCGAGTTCCTCGCCATCGTCTTTTACTGTTGCCCAGCCTGAGCAACCTTCTGCGTTATCTGTTATGTAATAAGGCATTTATTCCTCGTACACGGTTTTAGGAGCAGTCGGGTCAATCTGAGAAACAGGTTGTAGCTGAACGCTAGGTACTCCAGAGTGAGGGATAGCTGGCAAGTTAAAGGTAGCAAGGATGTCATCTGGCTGGTATCCAGCTTGAACAAGCTTGGAAACAATGTCGTACATCATTTGCTCGCCAACAAGCTTGGCATCAGGAAGATTTATGTTAGCCAATGGAACACGGTAAACATCTCCACCGTCTACTGGGCGCATGTCCTCAAGTCCGTGAATGTCATTTATAGACAAGAAGCCTGACTGAGTTGCAACCGAATAAGCGTTGAATCTGGACTCTAGGTCTCCACGAAGCAATGCACCAAAGTTGAACTTGATGTAAGCGTTTGGAGCCAATAGGCGAGAGTAAGCCCACTCAACCTTTTCTGCGTATGGGCGAAGTGTGTGAGTCACAAACTGAATTGCGTTCTGCTCAACAGAAGCGTAGCTCGCTGTGTCAGGGACACCAAGCATGTGTAGTGGAATGTTGAATATACGAGCGATTTCTTCCACACCAAACTTGCGTGAGTCAAGTGCCTGTGACTTCTCTGGATCTACCTGAGTTGAAACAAACTTGGCTCCAGCCGATAGAACACCAGTACGGTGCGCTCTGCGTGAATTGTTCTTGTGGCGTGAGTCAAAGCCATCAGCAAGTTGCTTTGCTTGTTCTGGTGTTAGGTTGCCAGGAAACTCAATAACACCTTGAGCTGAAGCACCAGCACCGAAGAAGCGTGCTGCGTACTGCTGTAGTGCAAGGTTTAGTCCAAGTGCCTCACGAAGCTTCTCTACTCGACTTGTTCCAATTAGCTTGCCTGGTAGAACCAAGTCGGTAATGTGAATAATCTGGTCGGCAGTCATTAGGTTCTTGTCATCTTCGTACTCGTAGAGCTTGCGACCAACTGCTGACCGAGTGACCTTCATCTTTTCAGGATCAAGCGCCATTAGGTTTACAACTTCACCCCTGCGGTCACGGAAAATTCGTGTGTAAGAGTTGCCATGCATTAGAAGTGAAATAAAGACTTGCTGGTAATGACCAGAGCGAGTCATGTCCACATCGGGCTGCTCAATCCAGCTTGGCGCTGGGTCTAGCGGAATTCTGTCCATCCCAGAGTGAACATGAGCGTCAATCGGCAAAGTTGCAAGAGTGTCAGAGATAAGACTGACTGCTGAGAAGAAGGCTGAGATCTCTAGCGACTTCTGAGTGTTCATCATCTGACCAGCAGAAGTATCTAGCTGCCAGACTTCGCCCGAACCCCAGATTGACTGAAAACTTACATTTCTGCTTTCAAACAGATTGCCTAGCATTATTTACCTCGCTCAGCGGCTATGCCAAAAGCAAGTAAGCCGACACCTAAAAGAATCACACCTGCTGGTGGAAAAAGTAAACCCGCACCTGTGGCAATAATCAAGATTCCTAGTGCTTGCAGAATTGTCGCTGTCATTACCAACCTAAATGAAGAATTGCGGGGATAGTTCATCTTCTAGTTTAGTGCTGTTTATGCACCTATCTAGGGCGATGACAGCAGCAATCGCCGCGTCTATCTTTCTGGGACTTCCAGCCGACTCTTTTGTAATCCTTCTGCCGTATCTGTCAGATTTTACGATTGCGTTATCCAAGTGCCTTGTAAGGACAGGATTGCCGTCATGCGTGATTGTTTGCTCGGTCACAGCATCGTAGAAGATTTGACAAGCTGGAACGATACGGGCAGCAGAGAAAGTTGGAAAGCCTACAACTGGAAAGCCCATTTCCTCAAGCATCACCATTGTCTTAGTCCACCTTGGCGGGTCAAAGACTACTTCTCGGACATTCCTGTACTTAGTGCAGAACTGAATGATGACATCCTCAACCTCAAGCGTTGGCACTCGCCAGCTTGCATCGTCTTCGGGTTGCTTTTCCCAAGTCTGAATCATAAACAAGTGAGGCTTATCGTCTTCGTGCCTAGGCAACCGAACTCCAACCACAGCGGTTGAGTCATTGGACCAAGAACCGTCAAAGCCAATGATGAAC